CAGCGGGAGATCATCGAGACCGAGGAAAAATTAAAGAGCCTCGAAGAACAGGCGAACCAGTCGGCGGTGGCAGTGCAGAAGATCGCCGCTGTGGGAGAGGATTTAAAGAACTTAGGGGATAAGATTTCCGGGGTGGGGACTACCCTCACCAAGACCGTGACCACTCCTATTGTGGGGCTTGGCACGGTGGCGGTTAAGACTGCCGCAGACTTCGATACCGCCATGAGCCAGGTAGGGGCGGTTTCCGGGGCAACGGGAAAAGACCTTGATGCCCTCCGGGATAAGGCAAGGGAGATGGGGAGCAAGACCAAGTTCTCCGAATCCGAGGCAGCCGAGGCCATGAACTACATGGCGATGGCCGGCTGGAAAACTTCTGATATGCTCTCCGGCATTGAGGGAATCATGAACCTTGCCGCCGCCTCCGGGGAGGATTTGGCATCTACATCCGATATCGTGACAGATGCCCTGACCGCTTTCGGTCTGACCGCAGCGGATTCCGGGCATTTCGCGGATATCCTTGCGGCGGCAAGTTCCAATGCGAACACCAACGTATACATGATGGGCGAGACTTTCAAATACTGTGCGCCCATTGCCGGTGCGCTGGGCTTCTCGGCAGAGGATACCGCAGAGGCAATCGGCCTGATGGGCAATGCAGGCATTAAGTCCTCGCAGGCCGGTACGTCGCTGCGCACGATTATGAGCAACCTTTCCGGGGAAGTGAAAATCTGCGGCTCTAATATCGGTGAGGTCACTATTGCCACCACCAATGCGGATGGCAGCATGAGGGATTTGAGCGCCATTCTTGCAGACTGCCGGACGGCCTTTGGCGGGCTGTCAGAATCGGAAAAGGCTGCGGCGGCAGAGGCTCTGGTTGGCAAAAATGCCATGTCCGGATTTCTTGCGCTGATGAATGCGGCCCCGGCGGATATCGAAAAACTGAGCAGCGCCATAGAAACCTGTGACGGGAAATCAGCAGAGATGGCGGCTACCATGCAGGATAACCTTGCAGGGCAGCTCACCATCTTAAAAAGCCAGTTGGAGGAGCTGGCGATCTCTTTCGGGGAAATCCTGATGCCCGCCATCCGCCAGATTGTCACATGGGTACAGAACTTTGTTGACAAGCTCAACGGCATGGACGAAGGGACAAAGAATACCATTGTCACGATCGGCCTGCTTGCCGCCGCCATAGGCCCGGTGCTTATTTTTATCGGGAAGATCATTTCTGCGGTGGGAAGCATCATGACCTTTATCCCTACGCTGGTAGGCGGCATTTCCAGCATAGGCGGCGGGCTTAGCGCCCTGTGGGGCATCATGGCCGCGAACCCGGTAACGTTGGTGATCGCTGCCATTGCTGCCCTGATCGCTATTTTCGTGGCCCTGTGGAATAACTGCGAGGGCTTCCGGGAATTTTGGATCAACCTGTGGAACGTCATAAAAGAGGCCGCTGTTGCGGTATGGAATGGCCTGAAAGACTTTTTCTCCAATATCTGGAACGCCATCACCGGGGCAGCGCAGTCCATCTGGAACGGCTTAAAAGATTTCTTTAGCGGCCTGTGGGAGGGGATAAAAAACATCTTCCAGACGGTGCTGGATGTGATACAGGCGCTCATTGTGGCGCGGTTTGAGTTTTATAAGACCATTATCACAACCGTGCTGAACGTGATACAGACGGTGGTTTCCACGGTATGGAATGCCATAAAGTCCGTGATCGAGACCGTGACAAATGCCATAGGCTCCTTCCTTTCCGGCGCATGGGAAGCTATCAAAAATACAGTTACCACGGTAATGGAAGCGATCAGAAATGTCATTACCACGGTGTGGGAGGCGATCAAGTCCGCAGTAACAGCGGTGCTTTCCGCCATTAAGGACGTGGTGGTTTCCGCATGGGAAGCAATTAAGAACGCCATTTCCACAGCAATGGAGGCCATAAAATCAGCGGTCACGGCGGCATGGGAAGCCATAAAGAGCGCGGTCTCTTCCGCGATAGAGGCAATCAAAAATGTGGCTGTTGCGGCTTGGGAGGCGATCAAGTTAGCCATCATTTCCATTATGGAGGCGATCAAGGCTGCCATTACTGCCGCATGGGAAGCTGTCAAATCCGCAGTGACTTCTGTGGTAAACGCCATAAAAGAGGTCATTACTTCCGTCTGGAATGCCATCAAGTCCACGGTCACGGGCATTGTAAGCGGTCTCAAAGATGCAGTGGTGAATATCTTTAACAGCCTGCTCTCCGGTATCAAAAATGCCATGAGCGGGATCACGAATGCGGTCAAGAACGGATTTGACGGTGCCATCAACTTTATCAAGGGCCTGCCCTTGCAGGCATTGCAGTGGGGGAAGGATATCATAGGCGGCCTGATAGACGGCATCAAGTCGAAGATCAGCGGCCTTGTGGACAGCGTGAAGGATGTGGCGGGGACGATCGCCTCCTTCCTGCATTTCTCCGAGCCGGACGAGGGGCCGCTTTCCAACTTCCACACCTTTATGCCGGATATGATAGACCTGCTGGGTAAAGGGATAAAAGATAACCTCGGCAAGCTGACCGGCCCCATGAAGGCGCTGGCAGGCACCCTGATCCCAGCGACAGGGGAAATGCTGCAGACAGACGGCTCCGGTGGGGCTTCTTCGCTGGCGGCAAGGCTGGACGCCATGTACGGGGTGCTGACAAAATATCTGCCGAGGCTGGCTAACAGTCAGGTGGTGCTGGATTCCGGCGCACTGGTCGGGGAATTATCTGACGGGCTGAACAGGCAGCTCGGAAAGGCGTATTTATGATAAGGAGATTCAGGCTTATAAACGGGGAGGGCGGCTCATGGGATTTGAACGCCAGAGCCTCCTTCCTCCATTCCATTGGCGGCTTCGGCTATAAGGACGGGACGCAGTATGAACAGATCGGCACGGACTTCATCCCCTTGGAGGAATTATTCTCTCAGGGTGTGATGACCGGGAAGATATTTTTCGGTGGAAAGGGCGCATACCAGAACTACCGGGCATTCTCACGATTCGTCCGGGCGGTTCCGCTCACTCTTGTGTATGAAATAGACGAGGCTTACCGGGTGCCGGTTCGCCTTACGGAGCTTTCCAAAAGCGAGCTTTTAGAGGGCGGCACCGGGCTCGACTGTGACGTTGCCTTTACGGCTACGGGGCTGTTCTATAAGAATGTATCCAAGCACAGCGACACTTTTTCCATAGGCGGGAAAATCTATCCGTATGAATACAGCTATTCCTATGCGGATGTATCGCAGAACACCATCTTGATCGAGAGCGACAGCTATGGGGACAGTCCATGCAAGATAACGATCTGCGGCCCATGCACGAACCCGGTATGGAAACACTATGTGGATAACGTGCTTTATGAGACAGGGCGGTATGACGGGACGATCCCGGCAGACCATAAGTTGGTGGTGGATACGACGCAGATGCCTTACAGTATCACGGAGCGGGGCGTTGGCGACGAGGTGGTGGCAGACCGTTACCAGATGTGCGATTTTACCACGGAGCGGTTCTTCCACCTGCAGCATGGCAGCAACCGCATTTCCGCATCCCATGACGGGCTGAATATCTTAAATGTAATCGTGGAGGGAAAGATCAGCTATGAAACCGTATAACGTGGAGATATTTACACAGGACTTTGAAATGGTGGGGAATACAAATGTGAATGAGATCACCTATAAAGAGGATTACCTTTCTTCTGACGATAATACGGTGACGGTGCTTGCCCTGCCCGGCGTGGAGAAGCAGGACTATATCCGTATCAGCAGGGGGCAGGAGGAATATGCCGGTATCATTACAGAGATTGAATACGGCACGGACAAATCCAAAAAGTTACAGAGCATTTCCTATAAGCCGCTCATGGAGCTTCTGAACACAGATATCCTGTTTGATGTGGATGCGCAGGGGCAGGGGACTATGGAGGAATTTATCTGCGGGCATATCAGGGAAATGTTCATAGACAATGCGGATGAAAAGCAGAACATCCGGGGGCTTTCCGTCACGGCCTCCACCAAAACGACGGGCTGGGGCCTGCACATCACACCCTCAGAGAAGGGCGGACATTACAATATCGTGAACCTCATTGATTCGGTCATCATCCCTGCCATGGAAAAGTACGGCATCCTTGTAAAGACAAAGCTGGATATCCAGAACCGGGCCGTGCATATGAGCGTGGGGAAGGCGTCGGCGGGGATCATCACCATTGAGAGCGACCTCCCTAACATCATCAAAAAGAGCGTCACCATCAAGCAGGTGAGTGCGGATGTAAATAAGCTGGTTTTATTTGACCCGCAGGATTACAGCAGGACGAGGACTTATTACCTGCACCCTGACCTTGGGTATGATACCAAAGACCGGGACAGGATCGTCCCGGTGGTCTGTGAGATGCAGGCGGTCTCCTATGACGAGGGAGGCAGTTTTGAGAGCGCCGCCATGGAGGCCGCTTATAACAAGTTTGCCAACCTTTCTTATTCCAACCTGATAGAGCTTACCATGATGAACGGGGATACATTAGTCAGGCCGGACGAGATGGAGTTCGGGCAGGTGGTGAACATCATTTCCGACAGCGTTTCCTATGAGAGCATCCTGACCGGGCGGGAGAGGGGAAAGAACACAAAGCTGGTATTTGGGACGGTAAGGCTCGACCTTACCAAGATTTTAAGGAGGCAGGAAAATGGCTGACAATATCGTACTCAAAACATACAAGGGCGGCAATGTGACGCCGCAGGATGATGCCAGCATCTACGAGACAGCGGTTCCCGGCAGCGGTATCTTCAAAGGCTGTGAAGTGACTTACGCGAGGGGGAACGTCCTCCATATCTCGCAGGGTTTTGGCATGATACGGGGCCGGTTCTTCGAGGTATACGAAACGGAGATTGATGTGCGTCTGGCGGATGTGGGAGAAACACTGGACGGCAGGGTATATATCCATCTGGATTTATCC